TCCCAACGGCTCGGTTTAGGAAAGAAACACGCTCACGAAGGACATGACCTTTGGGTTAAATGTATGAATGGAGATAAAGATGCTTGGGGTCGTATGGAATCATATAACATTCAGGATGTCGTTTTGCTTGAATCTCTTTATAGCACTCTTCTTCCATGGATTAAATCTCATCCTAATCACAATCTTTATACCAGTGATACTGTTTGTCCCACCTGTTCTGGGCATCGATTACAAAAGCGTGGCACTGCTGTATCGATTACTGGGACTTATCAACGCTACCAGTGCAAAGATTGCGGAAGTTGGTCTCAGGGTGCAAAAACAGCGAAAGAACCGGTAAAGGTGAAACATTATGCATGATAATCCAGTAGCGATGCCTGCGCCTTACGGCTACTCTTCTAAGGACTTTACCTTGGAGGAGTATTTCAAAGGGTTACAAAAGTTTCATCCAGTAGAAGATGAAGTATCTCATGTAAAGTCATCACAAATCGGTGGAGATCATTACCAAAAAGGTGCATTACAGCCTTGGGATATTTTTCTTGCTTGGGACCTTGACCCGTGGACTGCAAATGTGGTAAAATATATACTAAGGTATCCACATAAGAATGGCATCGAAGACTTACGCAAAGCCAAACATTATATAGATTTCTTAATTAGCCATTACGATGAAGTAAAAGAGAAGTATTACACGAAGGATAAGAAATAAATGTTTCCCCTGACGCTAGTAGAGCTTCGAGAGCGTCTCAAAAGCCTTGACGAAGTGTCCTTACTGGAGCTATTAAATATAAGCTCAGAAGACCTTGTTAAGGCTTTTCCTGATTTAATCGAAGAGAATTTTGAACACCTTATAACCGAAGTAGACTGGGAAGAAGAATAATGACAGATAAGTATCAAATGACCCCGTACAACACATTTATTGCTAAGAGCCGTTACAGTCGGTATCTTGACGATAAAGGACGTAGAGAACATTGGGACGAGACAGTAGCTCGTTACTTTGACTTTATGGAAAAGCATTTAGAGACAAAACAGAATTATAAGTTAACACCTGAATTACGTAAAGAATTACAAGATGCAGTAACTCATTTAGATGTAGTACCTTCCATGAGAGCAGTGATGACAGCAGGACCTGCCTTAGAGCGTCAGAACGTGGCAGCATTCAATTGTTCTTATCTACCTATTGACGACCCTAAAGCCTTTGACGAAGCAATGTATATCCTTCTCTGTGGCACTGGTGTTGGTTTCTCTGTGGAGCAAAAATATGTTAAGAAGTTACCTGAAGTCCCGGAGCAGTTGTTTGATAGTAAGACTACTGTTGTTGTGTCGGATTCTAAAGAAGGATGGGCTAAATCACTCCGACAACTCTTGGCTTTACTATACTCTGGGGAAATTCCAAAGTTCGACGTATCACGAGTTCGACCAGCAGGAGCTAGACTTAAAACATTTGGAGGAAGAGCTTCTGGACCCGGACCTTTGGAAGAACTTTATAAGTTTTGCGTCACCAAATTTAAAGGAGCAGCAGGTCGTCGTCTTACTTCCCTTGAGTGTCATGATATTTTGTGCAAGATCGGGGAAGTTGTTGTTGTGGGTGGAGTCCGACGGTCAGCCATGATCAGCTTGTCAGACTTATCTGACGACAAGATGGCACACGCTAAAGCAGGTAACTGGTGGGAGCATCAAGGTCAACGTGCCTTAGCTAACAACTCAGCAACCTACACCGAAACACCTAGTATTGGTCAATTCATTAGAGAATGGAGTTCAATTTATGATTCACATAGTGGTGAGCGTGGTATCTTCAATAGAGAAGCGAGTCAGAAACAAGCTGCAAAGAATGGAAGACGTGATGCTTCGTACGATTTTGGAACCAACCCATGCTCAGAAATTATCTTACGTCCTTATCAGTTCTGCAACCTTTCTTCTTGTATCATTCGCAGCACTGATGATGTCAATAGCATTTCTAATAAAATTCGTTTGGCTACTATTCTTGGAACCTTTCAAGCTAGTCTCACAGATTTTCCGTACTTGCGTAAGATTTGGCAAAAGAACACTGAAGAAGAAGCACTTTTAGGAGTATCAATGACAGGCATCTTGGACAACACTTTGTTGAACAATCCGGATGATCCTGAATTACCTGAACGATTGGAGAAATTACGTGATATTGCTGTTAGTGTTAACGCTGAGTTTGCTTCAGCTATTGGTATTAACCAGTCTGTGGCAGTTACCGCAGTTAAACCAGAAGGAACTGTATCACAGCTATGCTCTACTGCGAGTGGTATACATCCTCAACATTCTAAGTATTATATCCGTCGGGTACGTGCTGATAATAAAGACCCTTTAACAGAGTTCATGAAACAAGCTGGATTTGTAGCAGAGCCTTGCTTTATGAAGCCTGATTCAACTACAGTGTTTAGCTTTCCTGTAAAGGTAGCTGATGGTGCATTGTTACGTGAAGATTTGACTGCAATTGAGCATCTGCGTTTGTGGTTAATATTCCAACGTCATTACTGTGAACACAAGCCTTCTGTGACAATCTCAGTGTTGGAGAATGAGTGGATGGATGTCGGAGCATGGACATTTAAACACTTTGATGAAGTAACTGGAGTGTCGTTCTTACCGATGGATGGCGGAACGTACAAACAGGCTCCGTACGAAGAATGTACAGAAGAGACCTATAATCAGTTAAAGATGTTGTTGCCTGAGACTGTAGATTGGGAAAACTTCAAGGAGTATGATGATAACGTAGAAGGCGCACAGACTCTGTCTTGCACCGCTGGAGGATGTGAAATATGAGATACTTCGACTTTCACCTGATCTGTGGCTTCTCGATTGGTTTCGAGTATGTCCCAGATTGGGATGATGAATCACATTGGGCTGTGGACTTAGGATTCGTGAGGATCATGATGAGTACACCGCACGATGACGATGATGACGGTGAGGTAGTATTGCGATAAAGAGAAAGCCCCTTAATCGGGGCTTTTTTGTTACTCTTGTAATATTTTATTTAGATAATCTCTAGTTTCTTTAGGAAGTCTAGTAAGTCCTTGTTTATCTACACGACCCATGCCATAGTTATAGGCTGCAAGGGCTTTCTTAACATCATAATTATAACGCTTCAGAAGTTGACCCATGTACTCTACACCAGCACGGATGTTTTCATCAGGATTATAAGGGTCTTTGAGACCTAAATCTCTAGCTGTTCCGGGGACAATCTGCATAATACCACGAGCGTTCTTCTTAGAACGAGCCATAGGATCAAAACGAGACTCTTGGTATGCTTGACGCATTAGAATATCTTTAAACTCTCCTAAGCCTTGTCTATCAGCTTCTTGAGCTATTTTCTGAGCAATTGGATGTTGTGTATCAAAACGAGTAGCTGGTTTGATCCTTACTTCAGGAACTGAATCTGATACAGCTTTTCTGGTAGACTCAGATACTGGTTCCACAGGAGCATTCATCAAACCTGTTTGAGACTCTGGTTGCAACGTCGGTGGATTTAATGTCTCGCTTAGTAAGCCACGATAAGCAAGGTTTGGTGCGTCAGGTTGCGCTCCAGATGCAATTCTGTTAATGGCAGACTTTGCTGCTCTACTGCGTAAGAAGCCTTGTGTCAAATCTGCAGCTAAACCGCCACCAGACAACGCTATAGCTGCTGTTGGGGATTGTGTATAGACTGCTGCTCCGCCTGCGGCTGCTAACTGTGAACGTAACGGACTAAATCTAGCAGCAATACTCAATAACGGATCTAACGTACCGCCTTTAGCAACAGATTTAATTACATTCTGCTCTGTCTCATTAAACAGTTTTAATTTATCTTTGTTTGCAGCAATGTTAATAAAACCACGACGGATAAGTTCACTTTCAGACGCTTTAGGGTCCAACGCACGTGCTTCAGCAGTATTTAATGCATCATCAAGCATCTCAGCACGACTTGCATTGCGCCAGTCTTTACGAGCTGCCATGATAGTTTTAACAGCTTGATTAATACCTTCTTTACCGGCAATAATATCGCCAGCACCTAAATTACTAATGTAATCATCAACTTTACTTACAGCGACATTACCTAGTCGACTAATATCTCGATCTGAACTACCTTTTAAATCGTTTAACATAGAACGCATTTTATCTAAAGAAGAAAAAGATAGTTCTTTGTTGTTGCCTAATACTTTTTCC